TTACAGGTCGACCGGTATCTCCGTCCCATCCCGGAAGCGGAAAATCAGTTTCTTAGCGCCTTTTGCTTCACCCGGATAGACCACAATGTGATCCACCATCGCTGCGAAGGTGCGTTCATCAAAGGGAGCCAAAGCCTCCTTCTCCCGCAGTTGCGCCATGAACGCTTCCAGCTTTCGCCTCCTGCCGGCCTTCGCGGCCAGCTGCGCTTTCAGCGCGCCGATCTTTTCCTTCAGGGCACTGCACTTTGCGCTAAGCGCGTCGAACGCCCGGTTGTATTCCTCCTGATCCTGCGCGATCTCGGCATTCCTGCGCGCCATGCGCTCCATTTCCTGATGCGCTTCGTCGAGCCTTGCCTGCGCACGCTCCAGCTCGCGGTCCAGCTGCGCCGTGTCGGTCAGATTGGCAATGATCGTCTCGTATGCGGAGAAGATCTCGCTCCTGCGTTCCAGCAGCATCCCCAGCGCCTTCTCAAAGGCTGTCCTGAGTTCCTCTTCCCTTACGTGAGGAGATGGGCAGGGCGCTCCCTTCTTTTCGTACTTCCGGTTGCAGCGGTAGATGACACTCCGGTAAGCGTCCGTGCTGTGCCAGACCTTGCTGCCGAAGTATGCGCCGCATTCCCCACAGACGAGTCGCCCGGAGAAGGGCGTGACCGCGCTCGTGCGCCCGCCCCGCTGCCTGCGCTTTGCCAGTTCAGCTTGGACAAGCTCGAACACCTCCGCGCTGACGATAGCCGGGTGGCTGTTTTCGACGTAGTATTGGGGCGCTTCGCCTTCGTTCACTTTGGCCTTCTTTGTCAGGAAGTCCACGGTGAAGGTCTTTTGCAACAGTGCGTCGCCTCTGTACTTCTCGTTGCTCAGGATGGACTTTACCGTGCTGGCCTGCCACGTCGCCTTTCCCGCAGGCGTGGGGACGCTGCGCTTCGTCAAAGCGGCCGCAATGCCGGAGGGCGTCTTCCCGTCCAGAAACATGGCGTAGATCTCACGCACAACTTTGGCTTCTTCCTCCACGATCTGCATTTTGCCGTCCGGTCCTTTTTCATAGCCGAGGAAATGAGCATAGGCAACCGATACCTTGCCGTCCGCAATGCGCTTGCGCCAGCCCCAGGTCACATTTTCGGAAATGGAACGACTCTCCTCCTGCGCAAGGGACGACATGATCGTGATGAACAGCTCGCCCTTGCTGTCCAGCGTATCGATGTTTTCCTTCTCGAAGGTCACGCCCACGCCCTTTTCCTTGAGCTTGCGGACCGTCGTCAGGGTGTCCACGGTGTTGCGGGCGAAGCGGCTGACCGATTTGGTGATGATCCGGTCGATCATGCCCGCCATGGCGTCGTCGATCATGCGGTTGAAGTTCTTTCTCCGCTTGGTACTGGTGCCTGTGATGCCCTCGTCCGCGTACACCTCCACAAAAATCCATTCAGGATTCTCACGGATTTTCTTGGTGTAGTAGTCCACCTGAGCCTCATAGGAGGTCTGCTGCACCTCGTCGTCGGTGCTGACGCGGGCATAGGCCGCGACCCGCAGCCGCTCCGTCAGAGGGCGCGCGGCCGCATAGCGCCGCACCGTAGCGGGGATCATGCGCACCCTCGTGCCTCCCGTCGCCGTCTCAGTCATGCCGCCACCTCCGTTTCATCTGTTCACTGGCCTTCCGACGCATCTCCGGCGTCCATGCTTTGGCGCGGGATTCCCACGCCCACTGACGCTCTTCCACGCGCCCGTCCCGTAGCGCAAAGCGCAGACAGCCCTTGCCCGTCACGCGAATCTCATCCAGCGCATCCACTGCTTCTTCTGTGAGCTTTTCCACGTCCAGCACCTCGCAGGTCAGGGCGATGAGCGTCTCCTCCGGGATCTGGCTCGCGGGGCAGTAACGCTTTCCCTTGCTTGAATAGGTCACGCACTGCCATGTGTAGCGCGGGATGGAGTTGCGCCCCGTGGAGCGCGTCCTGCGGTTGTAATGCGCGCCGCAGTTCCCGCACACGACCTTGCCGCTCAGAGGATAACGCACCGTCGTCGGCTTGCGTATGTTGATCATCTCCCGGCGCTGGGCAAGGATCGCCTGCGCGCGCTCAAAGGTCTCGCGGTCGATGATGGCAGGGTGCGTGTTTTCGGCGTAATATTGATCCAGCTGACCCGTATTGCGCCGCTGTTTCTTGGTCAGATGATCTTCCACAAAGGTCTTCTGCAGCAAGGCATCGCCCGTATACTTCTCGTTGGTCAGCATTTCGACCACATGGTTGCCCGTCCACGTTCCTCCGAAGCGCCGCGGTGTATTGGTCTCTCGAAGCCTTGCCGCGATACGGCTGCTGCCGGCGCCATCCAGATATGCTTTGAACACGTCCCGCACCACGGCGGCTTCGTCCTCGTCGATCACGATCTGTCCGTCCACCGACCGGTAGCCATACAGCAGCATCAGGTTCATGGGCTTCCCCTCGGAGAAATCCTTGCGTATCCGCCATTTGCAGTTGTCGGACACGCTTTTGCTCTCCTCCTGCGCAAAAGAAGCGAGGATGGTGAGCATCAGCTCGCCGTCCCCGCTCATGGAGTGGATGTTCTGCTCCTCAAAATAAACGTCAATGCCCAGCGCCTTCAGCTCGCGCACCGTTTCGAGCATGGTCACCGTGTTGCGGGCGAACCGGCTGATGGACTTGGTGAGGATCAGGTCGATCTTTCCCGCCCGGCAATCCGAGAGCATCTGCCGGAATCTGGGCCGGTCGCCCTTTGTGCCGGTGTACGCTTCATCGGCGTACACGCCCGCGTATTCCCAGCCGGGTTGGCGCTGGATATAGGCGCTGTAGTGGCTGATCTGCCTGGAGAGGGAATGCAGCATGGCGTCCTTTCCCGTGGAGACGCGGCAATAGGCCGCCACACGCTTGCGGCGAGGGGTGGGCGCGTCGGGTTTGACCTGCCGGATCTGCATAGGTTGTTGCTTCTGTTCTTTCTTCAAGGCGCTTACCTCCTTCCGCGACCATATATCCCTCTTTTGCGGCCGGGAGTCAACCGTGATTTTGATACAAATCGCCCCAGACAGGGGAGAATCTTTCCGCGAGAAACTGTGATAATCTGACGAATTCCCTGCCGGTCACCAGCCCGGCGTTGCGCAGGTTTCTAAGAACCGCCATGGAGGTGCGATACGTCAGCTCGCGTTGAAGCTGCTCATGTGTCAACATGGGCGCGCCCATCCGTTGTTCTGTGCCGTGCATATCGGCCTCCTCACTGCTTTCCAAAGCGGCTGTGAATGTAACAGGCGTGGCTGCAAAACTTCCTGCGCCGGTCATGCCCATACAGCGGCTTCCCGCACCCGGCGCACAGAGCAGGTTTTCCGTCGGCATGCGCCTGCGTGCGCCAGTGGGCGACGCGACAGGCTTCCGAGCAGAACACGCGCTTTTTCCTGCCAGGTATGCGGATGACCGGCGTCCCGCACTGCGGGCATATTGGATTCTCATTTTCAATCGTGATTTCCAGCTTCTGTGGCGCACGGTAGTCCGTGACCGCCGGTTCATCCGCCTCGTCGCGGCGGCAAAAGGATTTGATGGTGCCGACCGGAATATCGAGCAAGGTACTGATGCGCTTATATCCTTCACCCGCGGCTCTGAGCTGTCGGATGTGCCGCTTCTGCTCCTGTGTCATAGCCCCTCCCTTAGCGCCGCTGCTTTCATATGAAAGCAGCGGCGCAACAATCCTGTGTGCTGTTCGTACAGTAAATGCTCAGATCACCTTGCTGTATTCTCCGGAAACCCAACCCACCCGCGCATTGACCACTACGGCGTGCCAGCCGTTGCTGGCGGTGGCCACATAGTCCAGCGTCGTGCCCGGCGCGAGCTGGGTGACGCGCCCGTACTGCGTGCCGTTGCCCACGCGAATGTTGACCTTGCCGCCATCCGATACGATGACCACGTGGGTACCGACGGGCTTTTCTCCTTCGTTTTCTTCTTCGCCATCCTCCGGCTGCGCGGGCTGCTCCGGCGTGTCCTCGTCCTCTGCCTCTATGGCGTCCATGAGCGCGGCGTGGCTCTTTTCGCCATACTTGCCGTCCACCTCGAGCCTCTCATCCTCCTGGAAGGCCCGCACTGCTGCTTCGGTCTCCGCGCCAAAGTCGCCGTCCGCTCCGTACTTCGGCAGGCTGTAGCCCAGCCGCAAAAGATATTCCTGCAGCTGTTTCACATCATTGCCTTCCGTGCCTTTCCTGAGCAGCCGGGAGCCCAGCGCATACTCCGTCTGCGGCGGTTTCACACTGCCGCCCTCGCCGTAATCAATGAACGGCAGGTAGTACCAGTGCGTCCACTTGCGATCCTTCACCCGCGTCTTGACACAGCCATAATTGAAGCCGCGCTCCTCCACGGCGTAGCCGCCGCCCACATAAACGCCCACATGCCCGTCCGAGCGCAGTGCGATGCCGGGAACCTCCGGCAGGCTGTCCAGCGTGCCCCAGGCGCAGCCTTTGCCTTTGGCATAGCTGAACATGCTGTTGGCCGACTTATCCGGGCAGTTGTTGGCGCCGTACTTGCTCGAGAAGGTCTTGTCCGTGCCGATACTCTCGACTACGCCCTTGCCGCCGCCCGTCCAGCAGTACCCTTTGATCAGGCCGACGCAATCCGCGCAGACCTTCTTTTTCGCAATGTCGTCCCTGTACCGGCTGGTACGGCTGGAGCCGTAATGCGACGGATACTGCCTCGCCTTGCGAGAGCGCAGGTTTTCGGTGCATTTATACACAACCGTTCCGTACCAGTAAGGCTGGCCGAGCATGGAGAGGCAGAAGGCGACAAAGTGCTCGTTGGTGAACGGGGTGTTGATTCGATCAGACATATAGGTTCCTCCATTCTCTGGTCCCATGAAAAAAGGGCGGCGGTCGCCCGTCGCCCTGCGGTGAATACGGTTTGTATCAGTCCTGTTTGGGAGAGGTGTACGTCAACGCCTGCTTGCTGTCCGACAGACCCGCCGTGGTGGGATCGGCGATCACGCCCAGCATGCCCAGGATGGTGAGGATGCCCTCAGCCACCTGCATGACCGCGCTCTGCGTCACGGCGGGCGCGATCTCCAGCAGCTGCAGCAGATCATAGATGAAGACCACCACCAGAGAGATCAGGCCGGTCAGAAAGGTCTTGTTCTGAAAGCGGATTTTCCAGTTGATGTTCATACTTCGTTCCTCCTTGATGTATTGATTGCAGCGCGGGATTCCCGCGATTGCTCCACAGGTGCTTCGCCGCCCTTCTTGTAGGGCAGCTCCATGGCCTGCTTGACCATGTCGGTCACGATCCCATCCCCACCCAGGCTGTGATAGGCGTCGTACATGCTGGTGATGTTTTCCCGGGCGTACACCGGCGCGAAGCCTTTCTCAAAGTAGTGGTCGCAGGCGCTGATGATCCGGTCGCGCAGCAGCGCGCGCATCCCGTCGTCCAGCGCCTGATCCTTTTTTTGCGTATGCCGCATGTGCCTGCTGACCCGCCGGTAGCTCGCCGCGGCCAGCGCCGCCACGATGCCGAACAGCCACTCCACCCAATATCGCGTGATCCATTCAGGCATGCTCTTCTCCCTCCCGATTTCAACTTTGTCAATGGCCGTCAACTGGCGAATCACGTCTCCGCCTCCGTCACAGGTGGATCTTCCTGACCGCCTTCGCTCGCTGGTGCCCAGAGGGCCGATATTGCCGGCGGCTCCCAACCTTCCTGCGAGGTGTGCGCCTGAAGGCAGATGTACAGCTCGCCCTCCGCGTCCGGGTACGCGACTTCGTCGCCCACAATGTAGTCGATTCCGGCGGCCCAGACGCGCACTTCATCTTCGGCGATGATCTCCACCCTGTGCCAGAGTGCCGGGGGCAGGTCGGGCGCCCAGTCGTCCTGCGTGGTGTGCGGCTGGATGCAGCGCCAGAGCGCGCCTTTGTAGGTGAACACGTCGCCCACCTGCACGGCGATGCCCGCGCGCCAGATGCGTCCCTCCAGAACAGGCTGAACGGAGAGCAGTTCCGCATCCGAGATGCGTCCATCCGCCACCGCCTGCCTGAGCAGCAGGCCCAGCACATTGGGCAGCGCCTCGTCCGCGCTTACTGTGATGAAAGATTCCACCGGCAGCGCCTGCATGAGCAGCTCGTCCGTCACTTCCTGACCCTCGCTCACCTCAACGCTGTCCGGCAGCAGGATCACCTGCTCCGCCGTGACGCCCGACATCTGGAATGACTCGCCCGTCAGGCTGTAATGTGTGGCATCCGTCCGTTTTGCCGCAAGAAAAGAGGAGCGGATGAGCGTTCTCACCCGCCCCTCGAAGGGGATCGCGATGTACATCTGTTAACCTCCTTAGCCGACGGCCGAGCCGCCGCTGTTGTAAACCACCTGCAGATAGGGCTTGTGGCTGCTGTCTGTGCCGGCCATGCGCATGTAGTTGTTCGACCAGTTGGATGAGCCGAAATTGTATTTTGATTCGTATAGGCACAGACCGCCATACGTCCCGTTGGCCAGTCCCTGAACCGCCGCAAGCGGAATGGCGAACGTCGCCTGCTGCGCGCGGCCAATGGTCCCGATGGCCCCGTAGTTTACCGCGATGGAAGGCGCGCCGCTGGCCGTGGTGTTGGTGATGGCGCACAGGTAGAGCGTTTTGGCAGAGCTGGAGCCGCTGCCCGTCTTGCGGTACAGCGTAAGGGTCGCCGACTTGATCGTCGTACCGGAGAGCACGCTGCGCAGGTTGCCAAACCACATGCAGCCGTAATTCCAGTTCAGGCTGGACTTGTAGCCGCTGTCGGAGTAGACCCCCTGGATCACGTCCACGGTATCCGAGCGCCAGCCGCCGCGATAGGACTTCGTGAGGGTGGCGTACTGGATGGTCGTGCTGTCCGGGACGACCACAGGAATGGCCGTGCCGTAGTCCACCGTAACGCCGCTTGCGAAAAGCTGGCCGTTCTCTCCGGTCCCCCGGCTGCCGTTGGGTACGGTGCCGCTGGCGATGATCACACTCGCGTAGGAAATCATGGCCCAGCTGCAGGAGCCCTTGCAGTCCTTCACGTTCGCGGTCGCCAGGTACGCCTCCACACCCTGCAGCGCGTTATACAGCCCGGTATTGTACAGAAACACATGGCTGGCGCGTGCGTAGACCGAGTCATAGGTGACGTTGTTTGCGTCCAGTGTACAGCCATTCAACTCCACAAAATGACACAGCAAGCATTCCACCAGATACGGGTTCCGGCTGCTGCCGTTGAGCGGACGGCTTTCCCGCAGGGAGACATTCTGGAAGCACACATGCGCTGAGCATCCCTTCACCCGGATATAACTGTTGAGACGGCACGCGCTGTACCCGTAGATCATCAGCCTGCCCGGGCCGCTGATCCCTTCGATCTGCGTACCCTGCGGTTCATAGATGTCCCCTGAACTGCTGGGGAGGTAGACGACGACGTCACGACGGAGAAAACGATTGTTGATTCCTTTCACCGCTTCGCCCAGCGAACGGAAATAGGTGTCGCTGGTTCCGCTGTAGGACGCGTTGACGTAGAGCGCGCTCGGCCCGGCGTATGCCTGCGCCACGGAATCGGAGATGATCTCGTCTGCGTACAGCTCCTTGAAGCCTACGTTGCCGTCCGCGCTCATCTCCATGAGGACGTTTTCGTTGTTGGCAGGGTCGAGCAACTGGAGCAGAAAGTTTTCCGTGGTGATGGCGACGTTGTTTGAGCCAATGGAAATCCCGCTGGTCTTGAGCTCCTGCGCGCCTACGGCCACCCAGGCCGAACCCGTGTACCGCTTGAGGATGGGCGGAGAGAGGGACGTGTCCAGCCAGAGCATGTTGGTGTAGAGGGTAGTAGGAGCGGTGTTGCTGCGATACACCTTTTCGGTGTTGTAGAGCGAGGTGCTGACCTTGAGGGCGATGCTGTTGGCGTTCTGCGTGATGCGGGACTCCGCGTCGGTCATACGCCTCGCCATGCCATAGATGTCCTCGGGCGCGGCGCTCCAGTCCGTCCACGCGTCAAGTACCTCCAGCTTGACGTTGCGGAAGCGCACCGTACCGGTTGTTCCGTTTGCCGAAGCTGTGCCCAGCGCAAAGTACGCAATTGCGACAGGGTTGTACGAAGTCAGATTCAGCGGCCCATACCGCAAGCGCACCCAGTCCTCATCCGACGCCACAAAGCTGGCGTCTGTTGTACGCAGATACCAGCCCAGGCCAGAGGTCTTCAGCACGCCCGCATCCATGTACTGGTAATACACCCAGAACCCTGAGTAGATGCCGGGCGTCGTGGCTTCCGGGGCATCCACATCCTGCCTTTGGATGTCCAGAGAAATGCGAATGGCGGATCCGCTGCTGCTATGAGAAAAAAGATCATCCGACACGGGCAATGTCTTTTGAACCAGATAGGTTGCGTTTCCATCTTCATCGTAATAGCGGTTGTCGGTAAAAAGGAAAGGCCCGTCGCTTTCCAGGCAGTAATTCCGACCTTCGTATTTTTCAAAGGCGTAGAGCGCGGACGCCGCCACCGTCGCCGTGATGGCCTGCGGGGTGATTTTCTGCTCGGCAGACTGCACGCGTGTGGAAAGGGAATTGACATCCGTCTGATCCGCCTTGAGCGCGATGGCCGCATCGGTCTGCTCAAAGCGGGTGGCCATCTCCCGGCGCGTTTCGTCGATGGCGACGGAAGCCTCATAGGCCACCTGCGACAGCGGCTTGAACGCGCCGTCCACGAAGCGGTAGAGCGGGTGTTCGGGGAACACGCAGGTCTGGTACGTGCCGGTGAGCGTACCCAGCGCCATGTAAGTCATCCCGTCGTCCTCAGTGGGAACCGTGGCTGTTATGCATGTTTCCGCCGGCGTAAAGACCGTGCCGGCCAGCGTGCCCACCACATAGCAGGTTGTGCCGATGGTTCCCGCGAAGTCCGGGTCAATGGAGCGCAGCGTACAGAAGGGGTAGGTCAGGTAGAAATTGGCGCTGTACATCCCGGCGGACACGGCGGTGGCGCAGTAGAGCACCGGCCGGGTCACGTCAAAGGGTACGCCAGCCGCCAACGGAAAGCAGCCGTCCGCGTCCGTGACCGCCAGTCTTCCCGCGGCAATGGCTGTCTTTGCCTTGAGCGTGGTACCGACGCGGATGCGGTCGTAGGTGTCTGTGTTGTAGTTGGCGTCCGCCCACCAGCCTTTGGCGATGGTCGTGGAATAGATGGTCACGTTTTCGCGGTAGGTCAGGCGCACGATGTTGCCCGCCCCGTACTGCGTGCCCAGCCGGACGCTGCCGCCATAGTAGCAGGGGATCGCCTCGGTGGTGCTGCCGTCCGCAAGCGTCAGCGCCAGCGTGACGTTGCTCCCGGACGCGGCGGGCAGCCAGTAGGCGATCTGCTGTCCGTCGTGTAGCTCCTGGAAGCCGGCGTTCCCTGTCCACGCCGCGGTGTACGTTGTCTGTGTGCCCACCACAAACTCCGCGCCGCCAGCCGCGGCAATCGCGGCGAGATCCTCCCTGTACTGGTCGCTTCCTGTCACAGTGGACACAATCGCGTCTTCCGTGAGCTTCAGCTCCGCCGCGTCGACCCGTTCACCCAACGCGTCCAGATCCTCCTGATCCGCCTTGCCAGAAACCATGAGCCGCAGGTATTCGTTGCCTGTGATGTCCATGGCGTTGAGGGCTGCAATGGTCGCCTCGCGGGCGAAGAGCGCGTCCACGTCGAGGTTGGCCGCGATGAGGCTTCGGATGACAGCATTGTCGGCAAAGATGTCCTGCGCGTTGAGCGTCCCGGCGGTGATGGTGCCCTCGATGATCTTCTCCCCGCCGTTGATGCTCTGGTCAGTCACGTCGTCGTTGACGATCTGTTTGAGCGTCGTGACCACCTGTCCATCCTCATTCACGGACACCGAGTAAAAATGACCGTCCGTGCCTTTGACCACCAGCTCACCGACCGTCAGGGAGACCATGTTCGCCTCGGTCACGGCCAGTCGCGCGATGTAGAGTTCGCCCGCCGTGCCCTGCGTGATGATGGCGGTGTCCGTTGCCAGATCCTTGATGTGCGACCAGTCGATGTCGGCGGTCTGCATCTGGGTATTGACAATCTCTGCAGTGGCCGCCGTGAGGGTGGTGATGGCCGCCCAGTCGATGTTCGCCTCGTCAATGGTAGCGGCGGTGATCTGCGCCTTACTGATCTGCGCGATGTTGGCGCTGAGCGCCTCAATGTCAGCCCATTGGATGTCGGCGCTGACAATGTTGGCCGTGGTCAGCTGCGCCGTGGCGATCATGGCCACGGAGGCGTAGAGGTCGTCGGTGGTGATGCTGCCCGCGGCCAGCTCCTTGATCTTGGCCGTCACGGCGGTCAGGGCATTGACATTGAGCGTATCAATGAGCGCCTCGGCGATATGGGCGCGGGTGATGCAGGCGTCCTGGATGTGCGCGCTGCCGATGGCCGCGTTTCGGATTTGCAGACTGCCCACCGAACCGCTTTGCAGCTGTCCGCTGCCCACGGAGTTGAGCGCCAGCTTCATGCCGGTGATGGAGCCGCTGGCCAGCTGCCGGGCGGAGATCATGCTGCCTTCCAGCGTATCCGCAGCGGTTCCCAGCGTCACGGAGGTGTATTTGCGCGTCAGGCAGTCGTAGGTGTACTGCGTCATGCGCATGGAGACTTCCACGCCGATGCGCCGGGCCACCACGCGCACGCTGTCGCCGAGGAAGATGTTCAGAAGAAACGCGTACTGCCGGTATTCCTCGGTATCGGCGCAGTTGACGAAGTCCACCTTGAGCGTCACCGTGGGCAAGTCGCAGCCCTTGTCAAACTCCGCCTGCGCCGCCGCGCGCATGTCCTCATAGCAGGCGGTCAGGGACTTGTAGTTCTCGCCTTCCGCCACCTCTTTCGCTTCCGACGCCGCAAGGTGGATCCACTTCGGATGCGTGTACGCGCCGATGTTCGGGCTGTCGATGTACAGCTCGGGCAGGTAGAGGATATTGCCATCCGCGTCCTCACCGGTGGGCATGATGCGGGTGACCACGTCGGTCTCGTCCACGTCGTAGGAGATGCCGGTCAGGTTCTTGCGCTCCCGGATCTGCACGTCGCTGTCCACGCCCACGCGCCTGACCAGAAACACGTCGAACCAGTCACGCGCCAGCTCCGCGCCGTACTTTTCCACCAGTCCGCCTTCGCCCAGCAACGCTTCCACCGGGTTGACATTCTCCCATTCCACTTCCTCCGCCGTGGAGGTCAGGTCGGAGTAGAAAGTGAAGTCGTGGCTGGTAAGACAAGCATCCGAAAGGCTCTGTACGACGGAAGCCCCCACCGCGGAGGATGAGGGCTTCAGGGACTTGATCATGTTGTCCAGCAGGTCGTAGAAGATGTGGCGGGCATACACGGTGACCTTATCAAGCTCCGGCGCCACGCGGTAGATGCGGAAGGGCTGGTCACGCAGCTGCCGGGACTCGATCACCTGATTCTGAAAGCCGACATCCACCTGCACGCTCTGCTGCTCCGTGCGCACATGGGTCAGATACTCGGAAGACATATACCCGTGCCGCCCATCCGGGCAGGTGACCTCGTACCACGAGGATGTGGTCTTGTTTACCACGATGACCTCAGTGCCCTTCTTGTACTTGCCGAGGATTCTGTACCTTGTCCCCGTGCCTGAGCGCAGGCGCAGCGGGTCGCGCTGGGTGGTTACCTTATAGATCTCCACGTCGTAGGTTTGCGTCTGGTACTGCTGTGTTACCAGATTCATCTGCGGCGTCATGGCAGCGGGCACCGGCGCGCGCAGGATGTTGCCTTCGCTCAGCCGTGTCCACCTGCCGTGTTCGTCGATGGGATGGACGAGCGTCAGCTCCCACTCGCCGTTCAGCGTTTCGGTGACCGTGCAGGACTGCGGCTGGACGATGCCCAGCCCGTTGCTGGAGAAGTCCGTGCAGTCAGCCGGGTAGATGCAGATCATGGGGTTCATCCTCCCTTCGAGGCATAGGAAAAGCGCCACTCATCCTGAGTGACGCCACCGTCAACCATAACGGAACAGTCATTGGATACGAATAGTCACCATACCGTCGGGCTTGACGGTTAATTCCATCCTCCGAAGATAACGGTTAAAGAAAGCGCCAATTTGGGATAACATTCAAAGAAGTCACATTTCCCGTCCAGCTCACGGCGTTCTGCCCCGGAAGCAGCACAGGAAACTCCCCACTGATGGCGCCGTTCATGGAGGTCGTTCCCGAGTAGGCTTCCTGCAACTGCGAGTTCAGCGTTATGCTTCCCGATATGCCCTCCAGCTCCGTAATGATCATGCCCACCATGAGGGTGATCGCGCCCGTGCCGTAGACCGTGATGACCGGTTCCGCATAGACATTCCCCGGATTGGTGACAAACGAGCCGCTCTGGGTCAGGGCAATGGGCGCGACATTCTTCTGGTACCAAAAAGGCTTGCAGCGGAAGTTGACCGCAAAGGAGCGATGCGGATTCCCTCGCAGAATCTTCTCAAAGGGAATCTGGTTGGTGATGCGCGCCTCGTAATACCCCTCCGGCCGGTTGGCAAAGGTCACTTTCCCGCTGCCCTTGAGGTAAGCGGCGATCTCAGCATACCGCTCGGTATTCTCCACGATGCACTGCGCGGTGAGCACCAGATCGTCGTAGACGGCGTCGCCCTCCAGCACCGTGAGGCTTCCGCTGCGGCCCGGCACATCCACAAACGTCGCCCGCTCATTGGGCAGCGTCAGCGGCGGCTGTTCCAGCACATGGATGCCGTATTCTGTGCAGCGCACGTCGTTCCACTCAAACCAATCCTTCACGGTTATCCCTCCGTCCTGCGGCGCCTCTATGGAAAAACCGCCCGAAGGCAGCTTCTGTCATAATTCTCCCACTTCGATCAGATGTGGCAATCCACAATGGTAATCGCCAGTCCGTTTTCACGTGCTTCCTGCAGGTATGCCTGGAATTCTTTTTCATATTGGTTCATGCTCTCGTTGGTGGCATCGTCGAAGCCAAACCAGCCCATGCGCCCCTGCTCATGCCACGCGCCATCTGCCGTGACAAAGGCGTATGTACTGAAGGCTGTCTCTCTGCGGATGTAGGTTTCCTTGTCCCCGTAGCGTTGCAGATAATACTCCGGCTTCCATATGCTGATGAAGTCTTCGCCTTCGCGCTGTGCAGCGCCCTCGACCAGAACCTCCCATTCCCGCTGGAGTCTGGCGACACGGCTCGTATCCGGAGAGAAATCGCAGTCGGCAACCCTCGCCCCGTCGCAGCGATCCGCAGGGTAGTCAAAACCCTTGCTCCACCGGTCGACCGGCGCGCGATATCCGCTCTTTCCCGGCAGCAGCCTGAGCAGTCCGCGCCACCTCCCGCCGATCTCCCACCAGTCCCACCGGGCGTTGGGATTGTGCCAATAGCCACCGGCTCCCACAGTCTTGTCAAGATCGCACTCCTCATTTTCGACAAACTCCGCATACGGAGAATCCGGATCTACCTGCTCCTCAAACGGAGCCAGCAGCGCCTCGACGTATCCGGGCATTTTGGAAAATACCGCAACCGAAAAATGTGACATACCATAGCCTCCTCTGTCTTCAGGGTAGCGTATCTATCACTCCACGCCGCGTGAAAGTCAAGTCAATTCTTCGCGTTTGAGGGATATTTACGCCATCCGCATTCCCTTTCCGCGCTGTTGCCTGCGCGTGAGCGCGGCGATCTCCTCCGCCAGCGCGCGCACGTCCTGCTCGTCGCGCACAACCAGCTGCTGTACCTGAATGGTGGAACTGACGCTATTGTTGTAGGTGCGCCGGTTGTCGTTGCTGGTGGTGATGATACTCCCAGCCTGCGCCTCGCCGGTCAGGTAGCGCGCGGCGTTTCGGATGATCTTTGCCTGCGCCCTGCTCTCCTTGATCACGCCGCGGCCCCAGCCGCGCATGGTCATCACGCCCACCTCATCCTCAAACACCTGCGAGGGGGATTTGATTTTGAGCTCGCTCTTGGCCGCGCTGACCGCTGCCCGTGCCGCGGAGCGCATCGCGGAGATCACGCCGCTGCGTCCTGAGTTGATGCCGGCTTTTAATCCGGCCATGGCGTTGATGCCAGCGGAGCGCAGGGTCGAGCCGTTCAGGCTGGCGCCAACCGCGCTGCGTACAGCCGCGCCGACCGACGCGCCCGTGGCGCTCATGCTGTAACCCGTCATGGCCAACGCCAATCCGGCCATGGCCGCCGTGCCGCAGGCCGCCAGCGCGTTTTGCGGCAGGGCAAGGCCGACCGCCGCCGTCAGTGCGGCTGCGAGCGTCGCCGCGTCCGTGGTAAAGTCGTATCCCGCCATGCCTGTGCCCACGCCCGCAGAGACGTTCTGTCCCACGGGCTTGACGCGCTCGGACGGGGATTGGATGCCCAGCGCCAGATTCAGCGCGGCTTCCAGGTTGGCCGCGACCGTCTCCGCGTCGCTGTCCCAGCCCGCCGCCGTCATGCCTTCGCCCACGCCTTCCAGGATGTGCGTGCCGACTTCGCTGGTATCCAGCTCCTGCAGGAACGTCAGGATCATCTGCAGGTTGTCCAGATCCTCCTGCTTCACCGCCTGACCCTGCTGAATGGCCGCGACGATCTCCGCCACATAGGTGGACAGCTCCGCTACGCGCTCGGCAGGGAAGTCGATCTTCATGCTGGTATCCAGCGTGCCCTTGTTGGTGGACGCGCCGAACACGCTGGCCCAGAATTTATCCCAGGCGTTGTAATCCAGCGTCTCCTGATACGATTGCAGGCGGGAGAGCGCGGACTCGATCAGGTCTAGGCTCGTCTCGGGCAGAAGCCCTGCCGCCTGGCCCAGTGCCGTCACGCCCAGCTGATCGACCTCGGCCACCTCCGTGCGCAGGCTGTCAATGGCCTCCTGCGCGCCGGTCACGTCCGGGGCGATGAGCACATGCAGCGTGCCGTCCTCGTCAAGCACCGCCACCTTATCGGCGGTGAGCATCTCGGTGGGCACGGCCTGCACGGGAATCTCCTGCCCATCCTGCCAGAACTTCGTTTGCGGGTCGAGCAGCGCGTCGGCGGGGTTTTCAAACACCTCGCCCAGCTTCACGATGCCCTGCACCTCGACAGGGTTTTCCTCGATAAACTTCCGGTAGGCGATCAGGTCATAGCCGTAGATGCCCACGCTGACGTTGAGCGTGGGCTTGACCGCGTTGGTGTCGTCGTACCGTGTGATGTAGGCCGTGAAGTTTTGCAGCAGCTGGGATTTGTCGCAACCCGTAGCTTCCGCGAACGCGCTGACGATGGCCTCCACCTGATCCGGGGACAAAGCCGAAAGGTCAATGTTTTCCGCTTCCATGTAGCGGGCTACCATGGCTGTAATGTCGTCGGGCGTAAGGGCACCGGTCAGCGCGCCGCCCGTGACCTCCTGATAGGCCAGAACAAAAGCGGTCAGACCGTCCGGGGTCAGACCGCTGGTCTCCACGCCGCTTTGCTCAAGATAGGTCGAGATGTAAGCGGTGATCTCGTCGGGTTTCAGGGCGGAGATATCGGTTCCCGCAGCCAGCTCCTGATACGCGCTCACCATGGCGGTCACGTTCTCGGGCGTCAGGCCGGACACGTCCGCGCCGGTCGTCGCCTCGGCATAGGCATTGACCAGCGCCACGATGCCTTCCGGCGTCAGCTCCGCCTTGTCCGCGCCCTCCGGCACTTCCGTGTATTTGGCGATGAACGCCTCCACCTGCGGCTGGACGCGCCGCGTGTTTTCGTCCTCGCGCAGCTCTGAGATGATCGCGTCCGTCGTGATCGCGCCGGGGTCCGCGGCGAAGGTATCCCACCGCTCCTGCGCGCCGGTCATGTCAAGATCCGTGGCGATGGTCAGCACTTCTTCGGGCAGCGCGTCGCCGAACATCTCCGTGAGCCCCGGCAGCTCCAGCTCGCGATTGTTCAGGAACGTCTGAATGGCGGCAATCTGCTCCAGCGCCGTTGTGAAGTCGATCTCCGGGAACATGGCCTGAATTTCGCTTTCCGACATGCCGCTGTCCAGCAGGGACTGGATCTGCGTGAGCATGGCGATGTACTCGGTGATCGCACCCTCGTCCATGGCGGCGGTAATGGCGTTCAGGTCTTCCAGCAGGGCTGGCTTTTCGCTTTCATTCGCGGCGCTGTACTCCCGCAGCTTCTGCGTCAGGGCGTCCACGTCGGACGCCGCCTGCTGAATGTCGGCCTGCGCCCAGACCTTGGGAACCACATCGCTGAGCAGCTCCGCATACTCCAGCGCGGCGTTGCGGCGGTTTTCGTTGTACTGCGCGTTGAGCGCCTCCATGGCGTTCTGCCGCTCGGTGCTGTCCTCCATGAGCTGGATGAGCGCGAACTCCTTGTCGTACTGTGCGTCGATCTGCGCGTTCATCGCAGCAAGCCCTTCTGCCGCGGCGACCATGGCGTTTTCGTAGACCGTCACGTCCGCGTCCTGTTGGCCGCGCGCCTGTGCTCTCGCCACTTCTGCTTCCAACTTCTGCCGGATGGTATCAAAGCCGTCCGCGTCCGCCGGGGAGAGCCTGTACTTGATCTCGATGGCTTCCCGCGTGTCGATCATCTCCTGCAGGCGGATCTGGTCAGCCTCGGTGAAGAAGCCGTTCTGGCGCTTGCGCAAAAGGGCTTCGATCTCAGCGTCCAGCGAGTCCAGCGTCGCGATGTCGGCGGCGAGCTGCTCGGAAACGCCGGTATAGCCGCTTTCGTCCGCCGTGGCCTTGAGCGCGGCAAGCTCCTCACGGGTAGAGGCGGTCAGCGCCTTGAACGATTCCGTCCAGGAGGATACGATCTCATCGCTTTCCTTCTCGCCGTCCGTCCAGACCTTAAGCAGCCCGCTGAGCCAATCCTCCGCCGAAGCGGTCTGCCGCGCGAAGTCGCTCTCGCTCATGCCGAAAAAGGACAGCCCATCGCTTTTTCCATAGAAGGTCTCCGCGGCGGTCTCCTTCCACTTCTTCGCGGTTTCGTTCATGCCCTCCAGCGCCTCGCGCGCCTGCTTCGCGCCGGAGACGTAGTCCACCAAAGCGACCGTGCCCGCCACCACCGCGGCGGCGATCGCCAGCCACACCGCCGGGGACTTGGTAAGCACCGAAAGAAAGCCCGACCAGCCGCCGCCCGCCTTGCCCACGGCGGTGGCAAACTTGCCGATGCCCGTCGACAGCGTCCCGACGCCCTTCGTCACCTTGCCCAGAATGAGCAGCACCGGCCCGGCGGCCGCGGCGTAGGCGGCCATGCGGATGATCTGCATGCGCTGGGCCTCATCCATTTTGAGGAATCCCTCCATGAGGTCGCCCGCGCCGTCGATGAGATTCTGGATCGTGGGGTTCAGGTCGTCGCCGATCTGCTGGGCGAAGAGGAGCGCAGTATTTTTGAGGTTGATGAGCCGGCTTTCCGTGGTGGCGTAGCGTTTGCCCGCCTCCTCGGTGAGGGCGGTATTCTCCTGCCAAGCGTTGATGGCCAGATCCTGCGTCTCGGCAAACAGCTCGTTGGCGTTGACCGCGCGCAGCAGCGTATCGCGCAGGCGCACCTCCACGATGCCGATCTCCTGCAGGGTAGCGATGGCCGAAATGCCTTCCTCGTCCATCCGGGAAAGGCCCGTGATGAACGCCTGGAACGCCGCGGCTGGGTCATTCTCAAAGAGCGACTTGAAGCCCTCCGCCGTCAGGCCGGACACGCGGGCAAAATCCTCCAGCGCCTCGCCGCCCGTAGCCGCGGCAACCTCCATCTTGACCAGCGACTTGGAAAACGCCGAGCCGCCCATTTCGGCCTCGATGCCCACCGACGACAGCGCCGCCGCAAAGCCCAGGATCTGCGGCTCCGTCAGCCCCACCTGATGGCCCGCCGCTGCAAGGCGCAGCGACATCTCCATGATGGAGGATTCCGTCGTCGCAAAGTTGTTGCCCAGATCCACCAGCGTCGCGCCCAGATTGCCGAACCGGCTCTGGTCCATGTTCGTGATGTTGGCAAACTTCGCCAGTGTGGAGGCCGCCTCGTTGGCCACGATATCCGTGGAGTTGCCAAGGTCTATCATGGTGCGGGCGAAGCCCACCAGATAGTCGTTGCGGATGCCCAGCTGGCCCGCGGTGGCCATGACCTCGTTGATCTCGCCTGTGGACGTGGCAATCTGCGTGGACATGGTTTTGGATGCTTCCGCCAGCGCGTCAAACTCCGCCTCGGTGGCATCCACGGTCTTGCGAACGCTGGTGAAGGTGGACTCAAAGTCCAGCGAAGCCTTGACGGCGGTCGTGCCCAGGGCAATGATTGGCGTGGTGACGGCGGTGGACAGCGTGCGGCCCGCGGTGGTCATGCCCTTGCCGATTGCGTCGCACTTCTTGCCGAAGTCCTCCAGCGATTTGCCCGCCGCCGTCCAGGCGGACTTCGCGGTGGCGAGCAGCTGATTGGTCTGTTCGATCTCCACCCGCGTGGCCGCCACGGCGGTTTTGGCCCGGTTCAGCGCGGCTTCCGCGTCGATGACCGCGTCGTTGGCCTGGCGGATTTTTTCCGGGTCGTTGGCCTGCTGCGCAGCTTTGAGCTGTTCCTTTGCGCCCTGCAGGGCTGCTTCGTACTGCGTGAGGCTCCGGCGCTGCAAATCGAGCTTTTCGGTGAGCAGCGTCTGTTTGGCCGCAAGCCCCGCGACGCTGGTATCCAGCTCTTTGATGCCCACGGAGGCGAGCTTGAAGCGGCTCTCGGCCAGGGCGATCTGCTTGCCGAAGGTGGTGATGGCAGCGCGGCTCTCGTCGATGGCCTGTCCCGCCGCGTCCCAATTCGTCTGTGCCAGACGCAGGGATTGATTGCATTTGTCGATTTCCGCCAGCGTATTCCTGACGGCTGCGCGGGCGTTGTTCAGGTTCGTGCCGGCTGTACTCACCGCGTCGGCGGCGTTCTGCGCGCTCTTTTGCAGCGCCGTGTTCTGTCCGGCGAGCTTCCTGACCTCCTGCACGGAGGCGCGATATTCGGTCTTGAGCGCGTCCAGATTGGCTTTGGCTGCGATGGTGGCGGAGTCGCTGGCGCCCAGCGTTGCAGAGAATACGCGCACCTGCTGCGCGGCGGCGGCCACCTGTGTCTTGAGCGCTTCCTGAGCGGCTCTTGCGTCCGTGAGGCGCTGAGCATAATCCGTCTGGCGCGAATAGCACTCCTGGAGCTTGCTGTTGGCGGCGGCGAGCGCGCGTTCGTACTGCGTGACGGCCTGCTGCTGGAGCGACATACGGCGCTGCAGAGTGCTCAGCTGTGTGGACAGTCCGGTGGTTGTGCGCTCAAAGCCCTCCACGCCTGCGGCGGCGAGACGGAATTTGCTCTCCGCTTCGGCGATCTGTTTGTTGACCGATTTGATGTTCCGCGTGAAGTTGTCCGTCTGCAGCGACAGCGATACCACAAGGTCGCGGAGGGTTTCGCTCATTTCTCTCACCTGCCAATCGCATAAAAATAAGCGGCATATTTTCTGCCGCTAAGTTTGGGGTTGAATTTGTCGGTAAATTCGGGTATAATAAAATCGGAAAGGAGCTGATCCCATGCCAAGCATCGTCCCCATCTCCGACCTCAAAAACTACAGCGAAGTGCTGCGTTCCTGCGATCAGGGAGCCACCGTGTACCTGACCAAGAATGGGCGCGGAAAATACGTCGTTCAGAGCCTTACTGAATATGAAAAGCTACAGGCGACCGTCAACCTTCTGGCAGAGCTGTCCAAGGGCGTCGAATCCTACCACAGAGAGGGCGGTTTGACCGTCGATGAGGCGTTTGCCGGACTGGAGGGTTGACATGGCCCGTGTGATCGTCTCCAAAGAAGCACGCAGCGACCTCGTCTCCATAAGGGATTACATCCGCGATGAGCTTTTAAGCCCTGACGCGGCGCAGAGAATCCTTGCCGAACTCAAAAAGAGCATCTCTTCATTGGCACACTATCCCGGCCGCGGCAAGCCGCTGGATGCGCTGATCGCGGTACATACCGAGTATCGGTACCTGATCTGCGAGCATTACTGCGTCTTTTATCTCTGCATGGAGGAGGAAGTACTTGTCGTCCGTGTTCTACACCAGCGACAGGACAGTTTCCGGGCATTGTTCCTGCCTGAATGAATTTCACGGCTTCACCCCCGGCCACACCTCGTCGATATAGCGTCGGCGAGGCTCTTTCTTTTTCTGCTCCTGTCGTGCGTTCCAGGCGCGGATTCTGAGAAAGCCTGGCAGGTCCATCCGGTCGATCTCATCCATGCGCCAGCCGCCTTCCAGGAGACTGTTGTAGGTGGAATAGATGAAATCGGGCAGCGTCAGGCGGTCGCCGTCGGGGGCTCCGTCTTCGCTGCCTTCGTAGGGAATTCGTCGAGGATCTCCGTGGTCTGCGCTTGCACCGCCATGAGTGCCAGCGCGATGTCGTGCATGAGCCGGTCCACCGGGTAATGGTCCAGCACGTCGTCCGGCGTAAACTGATTGCCGAACAGGATACAGAACCAGCGGATCATCACGTCCATGGCCTCGCCGATGGACAGCTCTTTGGCTTCCTCCGGTGTCTCGCCCTTGAGGGCGGCGTTGGACAGCGCGACAATGCGGCTGTACATCTTCGCCGCGGGCTCCATCTCCCGCAGCGCGCGGCCCGTGATGAAGTCCACGGTGTATTTCTTACCGTTCAGGGTACAGGTGATCATCTGTTTTTGCTCCTCTCCTTGTCACAGCATGAAGCCCTCTTTTAGCGCGTCCTGACGCATTTTCTCCCGTTCCTCATCCTCCTTGCGTACCATGTCGAGAACATGCTGCGGCGTCCCCTCGCGAAAGGTGTCCGTCTCAAAGTCAAACCATTTCAGGTATTCGGGATCCGACATATACCTGGGCGCTGCCATGGACATCAGCGTAACCTCCTCATGATTTCATCCAGTTCCTTCATCAATTCTACCGCCATACGGCGCGGCGTGCTTGAACGCATGCCTTCGGCAAAGGCTTCCGCAAACCATTCCGCCGTATTGCTTGCCCCGTAGCGGGACACTTCTTTGCTGATCCGATCCCGCGTGGGCGCGATGTTCAATTTGTCAGCCACCTTCTTTTGCAGCATGGCTGAGTTTTGATGCCAATCCCGGTAAAATGACCTGCCGCCCACATCCAGCTTCTGTGAGATAAAGCCGTCGATGGCATGTCCGATCTCGTGGGTGATAATGGCCTGCCAATCCGTACCGGCCGGATGCCAGTTTGAGCGAATATCCGAGGCGTACTGACGGGCCAACGCCTGCGCGTTGCGATACATGGTATCGCTGACGCGTATCTGTCCGGTCTGAAGATTGCAGTCCGCATACACGCCATTGCCCAGATCAAACGATTTGACGCCGCTGAATGCTCCGATCAGCTGTGGATATCGGTCAAAAACCTGTTGATACGCCGCCGCGATCTCCCGCGCGGCTACGACGTCCACGCCGTCCAGATTCACGAGAGCATAGGGCCGAAACCAGTGCTGGCGCCTGATCCAATCGCTCACCTGGGCGGTCGTCGTCAGGCTGCTCAGGCCGCCGGCGGTTCTGCGATGGCTGCTTCCGCCTCGTCCGCCCATAGCTTACCTCTTTTTGCGCGCATGAGCAAGCGCGGCGTAATAAGCGGGATGATGCTCCAGATTCCCCTTGCAGCTCTCCGGCATATCGCCGAAGAAGAGGATTTTCTCCGGCTTCAGCCGGCGCAGCATCTCGCTGTAGCCCAGCTGAAACAGCCGTCTGGCGTTTGGGTTCTTCTGCGTGCCCACGGAGGACACCGCCACCGTACCGCCTGCCGGCTCGCCGTCGAAGCACCAGTCAAACGACGATTCGTCGCTCCAGCAGATCGACGGAATGACCGTCATGCCCATGCGCTGCCAGTACGCGCCCAGCAGGTGCTTGCGCCAGTGGTTGTAGAGCTGCACCGCCACAGGATAGTCGGTAAACAGGCTGAAATCGGGCGTCATGACCGCGCGGAAGTCCATAAGCATCTGCGCGTAACGGGCAGGATCTTTCCAGACGCGCTCAAAGAGATAGTCGTCGATGAAAAAATGCACGCCGTGTCGGGCGCGCATGGAGTCGGTCTTTGCACAGTTGAACGGAATAAAGGAAAGCGTCCCGTCAAGCGTTGCCGGTGCAAGGCGCGGGATGCCGTAGGGGCCGTCCGTTTCATAGCCGCCAAGCTGCAGGTTGTGCCCGTTTCGCTTCAGGGCTTCCAGCGCCATCGGTTTCACCTCCCATCAGACAGAAACACACCGCCGCCGGCTGTGAACCGGCAAGCGGTGTGCTCCCATACAGGTTCGGTTGGTCACGCTCCGGACTCTTCCTCCGTGAAAGTCGGCTCGTAGACGGACTCCAGAAAGGTCGCGGCCTTCGTAGCGTCGAAGCCGTTTTGGCCTTCATCGGCCACGGCCTGATAGCGCCCGTCATGGGTGCGCTTGATGGCCGTCCACTCCACTTCGCCGGTCTGGCGCGTGACGCTGGTGCCTTCCTTGGTGGCGTAGGTCTCTGTGACCGGCTTGGCGCGCACCTTAAACAGCCAGACATAGCGGAACGTGCCGTCCGACTTTTCCGACTTGAAGCCCACGGCGAAGTAGGGCGGCCGGTCGGACGCCGTGCGCACCAGCACGCCGTTGTCATCGATGGAGTTGCCGAAGATCATCTCCTGGATGGTCAGCGGGATGTCGGCCATTTTGGTTTTGAAGGACAATTCCGGGTCAGGGTACAGCACCGAAAACTCGACGTCATCGGCGTGCTGGACATCAGGATCGGCGTTCTCCGGCGTGATGGACGCCTCGATTGCGCCCGCCATGAGCTGCAGCGTCCCATAGGTATGTGTGGTCTCGCTGTCCTCCATCAGCGGTGCGATGACCACGTTTTTAAGACCCACGGTCGAGGCGACCTGCGGGGATGCGGTAGGGCTTGCCATAGGCTGTTCTCCTCCAATCGTTATATCTGGTCGATGGCGTCCCGCAGCCCGTCGCGGATGATCTCGTAGGCTTCATCCGCGCGGGTGTCATAGGCGGGACGGATATAGGGATGCGCGGGCGCGGGAGCTGGGCCGCCGTGGCCGTACTCCACGAACGCCGGGTAGTAGTCTTCGTGATTCCAGTCCTTGCGGTGAACGCCGATGGTGATGTGCCGGCCGCGCTTTTTGCTGCGCCGGACACTGCCAACTTTCAGCGCGTCGTGCAGATCGCCCGAACGCCTGCGTGGATCCTTCGTGGCGTTGGCTTTCATCTGCTGATGGATGGGCTGGGCCGCGGCTTCCAGAATGCGTTTGGCCACGGGCGCGCCCGAGCCGTCCGCGTCCATGCGGCTGGCCATGCCCGCGATGTCGGTCATGAGGCTGTCAAAGCCGTCCATTTCAAGGGGCATTCGGTTTCACCTCCGTGCGCAGGCACCATGTCCACTGCACCGTGTACTGCGTAGTGGCAGTGTCGTAGGCGGGCTGATTGTAGCCCTTGTCCGACTCCTCCACCATGAAAAAGCCCGCGCCGTACATGGCGGCGCGGATGCGATTGGCCGTTTCCGTGGGGTCGATGTCGCTCCACAGGTTCAGGTACACGAAGGTGCGGTAGGAGGTGACCATATCGTCCTGATGCGATGCCTCTGTGGTGGTCGTGGAGTACACGGCATACTGGACAGGCGGGTTCTGGTTTGCGGAAGTCGCACGCCATACGCCCGCCATGACCGGGATGCCGATGCCCTTGAGGGCTTCCTGCACCTGCTTCACTTAGCCGCTCACCCCCTTGGAGAGCGACGCCTTCAGGCCCAGGTAAGTGCGCTTGAAGGAATACTCGCCGAGGGTCGAGATGTCCCACTTTTCATTCCGAAAGCGCACCCACATGCCGGGCTTGATGTCGCTTCGGTAGCGGATGGTGAAGTTAAGGACCTGCTCGGTGTTCATCACGTCAGCGGCGCGGTAGTGCTGGTTGCCCGCATCCACCACGCTGGCCCATGTCCTGCAGACCACGACGTCGTTCGGCTCGGGGTAGCCGTTTTCGTTGATGGTGTTTTCGGTATAGCCGATCTCCACAAGGTGGCGAAGATCGCCGGGATGCGGGTCGGATTCAAAGTTTTTGTAGCCGCGCAAAGATCTCCACCTCCTTATGAGAGAGGGACATTGCATCGTAAGATGGCCAAATCAGAACATCTTCTCGGGGTCGCGGTAGGGGTAGAGCAGGTTCTCAAACGCGATGCGCATCGTACCGTAGGTCGTGCGGTCGGGGACGTCGCGGTTCTCGTAATAGAAGCCGACGAAGAGCAGGACTGCCAGCCGGACAGGCTCAGGCGCGTCGTCCCCGAACGACACGCGGCAGTAGTCCTCTGCCGCCGCCTGCGCCTGCCGGATCAGGCTCTCCAGATACACGTCCTCCTCGTCCTGGTCGATACGCAGATGGGTCTTCACCTCATCCACGGAGACGAGCATTGCGCCTCACCTCACTCGTCCGGTGCGCTTGCCATGACGCCCGCTTCGCGCAGGGCGCTCAGAAGGCGGTTGAAATCCTCCCGGAGCGCGGCCACTGTGCCCGCCTCGCTGTCGGCGATATAGGGCAAAGTACATCCTTCGCCACGGGGCAAATCGAACAAGCCCTCTGCGCCTTCTACGGTCGCGCCGGGCAGGAAGGTGAGCTTCCCGCCGACGACCCATTCGCTGCCGCCGTGCGCGTGATAGTTTCTTGCTGTGTGCTCCATACCGGATCACCCTCCTTACGCGCTCTTCATGGCCAGGCACTTGACGCCCTCCGTCTGCACCAGCCGGCCATCCACGCGCTGCGTCACGCGGAAGCCCACCTGCCCGGTAGCCGCGTACAGCTCGTTCAGCCGCTGCATGGAGCGGCCCTCGCGGTCGGCGATCCAGTAGCTGGACAGGTCGCCGAAGAGGATCGGCTTTGCATCCGCGGCGATGACCGGCATGTGCGTGGAGGTCACCAGCCGGTAGCCCAACAGCCTGTCCGGCTCACCCTCCTTCATGCCCGGCTGCCAGAGGTACTGCGAGTTTCCGTCCTTGAGCTTACGGATGGCCTTGATGGTCGAGTCGTGCATCAGGAACACCGCGCGCTTGCGGTAGGGGCTCTTGAGGGAATAGATGAGGTCAAGCAGCTCGTCCGAAGTGAGCGCCGTGGCGCTGGCCGCGGTTACGCCGGTCGTCGCGCCGTTGGTGGTATGCAGCAGGCCGTAGGGCTTGCCGGAGCCGTCGCCGCTGATGAACGCCGCTTCCTCGGCGTCGCCCACGCGGCGGGCGAACTCGGTGGCGATGTAGCTCTCGATGTCGAACACGCTGTCCTGCAGAAGCTCGTCGGACACCTTGATCATGGACGCGATCTTATGCGCCCCGATGGTGATCTGTCCGAAGGCGTCGTCGGACTCGGGGATCGTGCCTTCCTCCTCGACCCAGCTGGCCGTGCCATGGGAGGCCACCAGCGGGATCTTGCGGTCGCCGGAAGAGGTGCGAATGATCTTGCACAGCGTGCGCAGCTTGTTTTCCTCCTGCAGCGCGTCCACCAGCGTGCGCTCGTACTCGTCGGGGACGAGATAACCGCCCTCGCTGTCGGTGCCGATCTGCAGCGCGTTCTGCACGGAAAAATGGCCGCCGCGGTTGCGCATGGCGGTCCAGAAGGCCGTCCTGTACTCGTCGGAGCCGCGGCCCGTCCGCTGGTTGGGGCGAGCCTCCGGGCGGGAGGCCAGCGGGGAAGCGGTGGGCGCGTTCATCTCGCGCTCCAGCTGGGCGGCGCGCTCCTCTCGCTCGATGGCGTGGCCGAGATCGACCACTTCCTGCTCCATGCGCTCATACTGCGACGTGTCCTCGGCGGAGAGCATGCCGTTCTCGTCCTGATGCTCGGTCAGGAAGGCTTTCGCCCTGTCCCAGATCTCTCCGCGCTTTTTGCGCATCTCATGGATGTTGTTCATACAGCTTTCCTCCTTGTCATCGTTTGGTCGGTGTGATCAGCGCCAGCCGCTTTTGCAGCTGGGCTACGGGAACGCCGGGCGGAGTTGCGGGCTGTGCCTCCGTGGGAGCTTCCCGCTCCGGCTCGGCCTGTTGGGGTTCGAGGCTTTGTGGTTCGGCCTGTTGTGCGGCAATCACAGGGGCTACCTCGGCCTCCGCATCCTGCTGCTTGTCGGCATTTCGGATGCGCTTCGGCCGGCTGCGCTCCATCCACGCGGCGACCTTGGCCTTGGCTTCGGCGAGGCTCGTCTCATGACAAAAGGCAGCGTTGATGATGCCGCTGCCCATGTCCACGATGCCGTCAATGAAGCCGTCCTGAAGCGCCGCGCCCGCGTCCATCCACGTCGTGTCGCGCATCATGGCGCCGACCTCGTCCCGCGCCTTTCGGCAGCGCCTTGAGTAGACGTTGAGGATGCTCTCTTTGCACGCCCTGAGCAGGCGGATGGCCTCCTCCAGATCCCGCTCGTTGCCCCAGGCCATGACGCTGGGGTCGTGGATCATCCACAGGGAGCCGGGCGTCATCTCCAGCCGGTCGGCAGCCGTGGCCAGCACCGTGGCCGCCGAAGCCGCCGTGCCGGATACGATGATGTGGACGTTGCCGGGATAGGCGCGCAAATCGTCGAACATCCGCACCGCCGCGTTGCAGGAGCCGCCGTAGCTGTTGAGGATGATGCGCAGATCGTCCTGCGCGCCCTCTCCCGGCGGGTAGAGCATCTCATGCAGCGATTCGGGCGTGATCTCGTCGCCGAACCATTCCGCGTCGTCGATGTAGCCGTTCAAGTGGATCTCTCTCAATCGCGTCCCTCCTGTTCCTCCGCCCACACGATGCCGGCGAGCACAAAAAAGACACACGGTACAGCCACGCTGTTGCCGTATGCCTTGTACTCCGCTGCGTCCGTGCGCGGATCTTTGAGCCATTTGACGATCCTGCTGCGTGATGGCCCGACATTCTTGCCGTTGGCCCTGTACCAATCCTCGAACACCTCAAACCACCTTGCAATTTCCTGCTCCGTCGGTTCGTCTGTGCCCAGATTTTCCGTCCAGCCGTCCGGGAATCCCTGCAGGCGGCAGCATTCGAGCGGCGTGAGGCGGCGCACGATGTACATACTGTCTACTTCCGCGACGGCGGACGGCCCTTCCGCGACCAGCGTCGGGGCCATCTCTTCGCTGACGTTCATGCGGTATTGCGCGTTCTCGCCAGAATTGAAACAGGCCCGGTCGAGCGCGTAGGCGGGCATACTTACCGCGACAGGATCCTTGTGGTCCCGCGCCATGAGCGACGCGGCCTTCTCCTGATCGACCTGTGTGTTCATCATGGGACGGAATGTATAGGCAGGTTCGCACACCGCGATTCCGCCCTGATTGCAGCAGGGGTTTCCGCCGCCCTGGTCGAGCGTCCGGCTGGTTTCCGCTTCATAGATACCGGCACGCGGATTGTCCGACAGCATGGCGTGGCTCTGGTCGGAACAGATGCCATACGCGACGGGCGCGAACAATGTCTGGTCGTTGTTGCATCCGAGCGTGGCGGACAGTTCTCGCTGGATAAGCGCGCCCTTGCCGCCGCCCTCGCACCCGGAGCGGATCTTGAGCGTCAACGGCGTTTGATTGCCGCCTGTTCCCATTCGTGAGCAGAGCGTCTGACAAATACCATCCCTGTTGATACGGATTCGACCGTCCGTAGGGTTGAAGCCTATGGCGACGCCCGGAGGTTTTCCTCCCCGCAGCGTGGGCGCGCGTTCTTCGCCGTACCCGTCGCTTCGGCTTGCGCTGCTCTGGCCTGTACAGAAGCCGCCGGTGCTTCGCCCTGCGCAGCCTGCCGCTCCAACGCCTCCCGCAGTACCTGCGGCAGCTCCTTGCCTCGCTTCGCCGCGCGGCGGAGTATACCCCGACACGCCTTCGGACTCAAAGAGTACCTGTCCGGCGCGTTGTCCTGCAAGATCGAGGACAGCAAATACACGTTTTCGTCTTTGTGCGACGCCCCAACCCTGCGCCGCGTCGAGCACTCGCCAGGCGAGAGAATAACCGTCGCCCATGATCTCTCCTGCCGGCAGCCATTTATGGTTCTCCGGCAGAGGAACATTTGCTTCGGGGTCTTTGACGCGGAGGAGGCTTTCAAGGACCTGCCGGAAATCCTCCCCATTGTGAGAGGACAGGGCGCCCGGCACATTCTCCCACACAGCCCATTTCGGGTATTGTCCATTGGTCGCATCCCTCATTTCCTGTATGATCCTCACGGCCTGATAAAACAGGCCGGAGCGCGCGCCTTCAAGGCCGCCGCGTTTCCCGGCAATGGAGAGATCCTGGCACGGCGAGCCAAACGTGACCACGTCCACGGGCTCCAGCCCCGCGCCGGACAGGCGATGGATATCGCCGTAATGCTTTATGCTGGGCAGCCTCTTCTCCGTTACCCGTATGGGGAACGGCTCGATCTCCGACGCCCACACGGGCTTCATACCCGCATAGACGCCGGCCAGCGGGAAACCGCCGATGCCGTCAAAGAGACTGCCCAGTGTCATTTGTTTCGCCGTTTTCACCATCCTCCTTTTCCGCCGGCGCAGGTTCTTCCTCTGCCGCCTCCGCATCGCTTTGCTGCGCCAGTCCCATAAGCACGCCAAGCCCGGCAAGGCTGATGGGGATCATGTTGCCGTTGACCAGATACGCGTCCCCGCCTTCCTCCTCGGAGATGGGGTTCAGGTTCTCCAGCGCGCGGATGTCGTTGGCGCTCATCCAGCCGTTCTGGCGGGCGATGGCATAGCCCTCCATACGGCTTTTGTAGTCGCCACGCATCAGACCGTCGATGTTGAACTGTGCATAGAAGCGGCCCTTCTCGTTTTCCGGGATCAGGGCGCGGTTGACCGCCTGTTCGATGCGCACCAGCCACGGGCGGATGGTATGGACCGCAAAGGAAATGTTCTGCGATTCGATGTTGGAAAACGTCGCGCGCTCCAGATCGCCGATCATGTGCGGCGGCACGCGGAAGATGCGGCAGATCTCCGTCACCTGAAACTTCCGCGTTTCCAAGAATTGCGCCTCGTTGTTGGGAATCGACAGGGGCGTAAACGTCATGCCCTCTTCCAGCACCGCGACACGGCTGGCGTTTCCCGAGCCGCCATAGGCCGCGTTCCAGCTCGCGCGCAGCGCGGCGGGATCCTTTACCGTATTGGGATGTGTCAGGATGCCCGATGGCCGCGCGCCGTTGGCAAAGAACTTGCTGCCGTATTCCTCGGCGGCGATGCCCAGGCCGATGGCCGCCTTCTCCAGCGCGATGGGGCTGTAGCCCATGACGCCGTCAAAGCCAAGCCCGGGAATGTGCAGCACGTCCTCCGGGGCAAGATAGGCGATCTTTCCGTCGGAGGTCGTGTAGGTATAGGTCAATTTGCCCTTGCTGTCCCTGTCTACGGTCATGCGGTCGGGCAGCAGCGGATACAGACCCACGATTTTGCTGCGCCCGCTGCGGATGATCTGGCAATAGCTGTTTCCGTACAGGAGCAGATGGCTGAGCATCGTCTCCCGCCAGACAAAGCTGGTCATCTCGGTATTCGGCTCGTCGTGCAGCAGGCGGTAGAGCGGATGCTCATTGGCCTTGCGGCTGCCTGTGTCGGTCGCCTCATACACATGCAGGGGTAGGCTGGCGACGGTCTCGGCGATGACCCGCACGCAGGCGTAGACCGCGGAGACCTGTATGGCGGAAGTGGGCGTGACGGACTTCCCCGCAAGGCTTGTCCCGTAGTAAAAGCCCGGCGCGGCGGAGACGGCGTCCTGGGGAGATGCCTGTTTGTTGGGCTTGTCCCGCGCGCGGAAAAACCGGGCGAATGGGTTATGCATGGCGATCCTCCTGATTTTGAACATGAAAAAAGCACCTCGGCGGTTTGCCAAAGTGCTTAATGCTATTCTGTTTTATTCATCAAAGCTCTTTGAAGTAGTCTCGGGCATAGTACAGCACGCGCATGACGTTCAACGCTTCATTTTTCTGATCCGGCAGGACAAACACGATGTAGTTGTCCACCAGGATTTTTCGGTATCCCTTCATCCGCAACAGTTCATCGTTTACCAGCGGAAGGGATAGCGGAAAAGCACAGGCCGACCGGATCGCTTCCTCCACTTTTTTCAGCAGCCGGATCGCACTCTCCGGCGCGCTCAACTGCTCCGCAATATAGTCCGCGATTTCCTGCAGATCCTGGACGGCGGATGGCATCAGTCTGTATTGGTACATCCTTTATCTGTACCTCGCCTTCAACGCGGCAAAAGCGGCTTCGCCGTCAATCGCCTTGCCCGCATCCATTTCCGCTTCCGCCTGCATCAGCTTGCGATACACCTCCGCCATGGCCACCGTTCGCTCGTAAGTCTCCATGCTCATGATGACCATATCACCATATCCGTTCTTCGTAACGAATATCGGTTCAGCGCTTTGCCTGCAGCGTTCGCTGATCTCGTTGGTATTGCGCAAATCCCGAATCGGCACGATCTGCATAGCGACACCTCCTCTTACGTCGTAGCACAATTATAGCACAATCATGCCACGCCGTCAAGGCGGTCACGCCGCTGGCTACAATCCACTTCCGGTTTTGCGGTCATGGCAAGCCTTGCACAGCGCCTGCCAGTTTCGCTCATCCCAGAACAGCTTCTCGTCTCCGCGATGCGGAACGATGTGGTCGACCACCGTCGCCGGGGCGATCCTCCCGCGCTTGAGGCATTCCACGCACAGCGGATTCCGGCGCAGGAATCGCTCACGCGCCGTGCGCCATTCATGACCATAGCCGCGGCGGTGGGCGCTTTCCCTGGCATACAGACCGCGGTGCTCCTCGCAGTACACCTCGTCCGACAGGTTCGGGCAGCCGGGATAACGGCAGGGGCGTTTGGGTTTTCTGGGCATGATCCACCTCACAGAACCAAAAATCCACGGTGATTGTAGACCGAATCGCCGCCGTTCAGATTCTTCATGGCACGATCCAGTGCCATGACCAGCGCGACGGCGCCGTCCACTTTCTCCGTGGATTTTTCTTTGTCCAGTTTGAGATTGCCCGCCGGGTCCGTGCGCACATAGGCGTTGTCCATGTTCCAGCGCAGCACCGGATGCCCGCCATGGCAGAGTTTGTGCTCCAGCACGAGGCGCATCAGTTCCTTGGTGGGAGGACTCATGTCCCTGAAGCCCTGGCCAAACGGCACCATTGTGAAGCCATCGTCCTCCAGCGTTTGCACCATCATGGTGGCGTTCCAGCGGTCGTGGGCGATCTCGCGAATGTTGTATCGCTCGCCCAGTTCGCAGATGAACCGCTCGATGAACCCGTAATGCACCACGTTGCCCTCCGTGGTCTGGATAAATCCGCGCTTTGCCCACTGGTCATAGGGCACATGGTCGCGCCGCACGCGCAGGACGAGCGTCTCCTCGGGCAGCCAGAAGAAGGGCAGCGCCATGTACGGCTCGTCCTCCGAGGCAGGCGGGAACACCAGCACCAGCGCCGTAAGGTCGGAAGTGGAGGAAAGGTCCAGCCCCGCGTAGCACGCGCGGCCCTCCAGCGCGTAGGGGTCGACCACGCCGCCGCACTCGTCCCACTTGTCCATGGGCATCCAGCGGATGGATTGCTTCACCCATTGATTCAGGCGCAGCTGGCGGAACTGGTTCTCGTCCGCCGGAGTCTCCTGCGCCTTGCGGAAGGCGTCGCGCACCTTGTCGATGGTGATGGTGTGTCCCAGCGACGGGTTTGCCCTGTGCCAGTTTTCCTCGCTCGTCCAGTCCGCGTCGTCTGGCAGGCCGAAGATCACGGGATAGAACCTCGGGTCGATCTTGCGCCCTTCGATAATGTCCAGCGCCTTCTGATGCACTTCCCAGCAGATGGAGTTTCGGTCGGTCCCGGCGGTGGTCAGGAAAAACCACAGCGGCTGCTTGCGTGCGTCGCCGCTGCCCTGCGTCATGACGTCGTACAGCGCGCGGGTGGGCTGGGTATGCAGCTCGTCAAAGATGCAGGCGGACACATTCAGGCCATGCTTGGTAGCTACCTCGCTGGAGAGCACCTGATAGATGCTGCCCGTGGGCTGGTAGACCATGCGCTTCATGGACGGGATGATCTTGATGCGCTTCATGAGCGCCGGGGACTGCCTGACCATGTCCACCGCCACGTCGAACACGATGGCCGCCTGCTGCCGGTCGGATGCACAGGAATAGACCTCTGCCTTCCATTCGTCGTCGTTGGCCAGCATGTTGAGCGCGATGGCCGCGCCCAGCTCTGACTTCCCCTGCTTTTTGGGTATTTCGATATACGCCGTGGTGTACTGGCGCATGGTGGGATCGTCCTCGCGCACGGTGCCAAACACGTCCCGGATGATCTTCTCCTGCCATGGAAGCAGCTTGAAGGGCTTGCCGTGAAACTCACCCTTCGTGTGCTTGAGGCACTGGATGAAGTCGATCACTCGCCGGGCTTTTCTCTCGTCAATCATCCTGCCAGCCTCCCTTGAGCAGCTTTTCCATGGGATCGTCCGAACCGTCCTCCGCACCACCGCCGTTGGCGATGATGCGCGCGCGGGTCGCGGGCGTCAGGCCGAAGTCCGAACAGAACGACTGCATGATCTTCAGGTTCTGCTGGGCGATGCTGACCTGCGGCACCTGCTGCACATACCCGGAGGGCGTTTTGAAGATGCTGCCGTGCTGGGTGATGAATTCCTCGGCTTCCTTCCATCGTGCATACGCCTGACAATACCCCGCGAAGGCGGTGAGGTCTGCCATTGTCAGCACGCCCATCGCCTCCAGCGAGGATGCCAGCCGCTTCCATTCCTTTTTGGCCTCGGGCAGAAGCCACGACGGGCACTTCAATTCTCCCTTCGGCGGGATGGGCTCGTGGTCGTTGAGCGGACGTTTGCCCGGATTGCCTTCCAGCACCTTCAGCGCCGTGGGCTTGGGCTTTCTGCCTCTGGCCGCCATGGTTTGTCACCTCCCTTCTGTGTTTTCCGGCACACTACTTGCCTTTCAGGTCAAGTTCGCTGTGTTGTATGGTCACGCCATCCCGCTCCACGCACACGCCATCATTGCCGCCGGTCAGTTCAATGTAGCGCGCCACGATGACGCTGGCATATCTGGGGTCAAGCTCCATCGTGCGGCAGACACGGTCGGTCTGTTCGCAGGCAATGAGCGTCGAGCCGCTGCCGCCGAACAGGTCCATGACCACGCCGTTGGGCGCGGAGCTGTTCCGGATGGGATAGGCAAGCAGCGGAATGGGCTTCATCGTCGGGTGCTGGGCGGACTTCTTGGGCTTGTCAAAATTCCAGATGGTGGACTGTTTGCGGTCGGAGAACCACTTGTGCTTGCCGTTGGGCAACCAGCCGAACAACACCGGCTCGTGCTGCCATTGATACGGCGAGCGCCCCAGCACGAGGCTGTTCTTCACCCAGATGCACACGCCGCTGATGTGAAAGCCCGCTTCCTTGAACGCGCGGCGGAAGTTCAGCCCCTCCGTGTCCGCGTGGAAGACGTAGGCGCTGCCGCCCTCCGCCAGATGCGCCGCCATGTTGCGGAACGCCGCCAGCAGGAATTCATAAAACTTCCCGTCCGCCATGCTGTCGTTCTGGATGGATTTTCCATCCGCGCTCTGGTAGCTGACGTTGTACGGCGGGTCGGTGACGATGAGGTTTGCCTTGAGGCCGTCCATGAGCCGGGCCACGTCGCGTGGGTTGGTGGCGTCGCCGCAGACCATGCGGTGCCTGCCCAGCGTCCAGACGTCGCCCGGCTGTACAAAGGGCGCGATCTCTTCGGGGTCGATGTCGCAATCGTCGTCCCTGACGTCCTTGTCATGTACCTTGGAGAACAGCTCGTCCACCTCGGCGGCGTCAAAGCCGGTCGCGCCGAGGTCGTAGCCCGAAGATTGCAGGTCGGCCAGCAAATCAGCCAGCGCCACCGGCTCCCATTCGCCCACGGCCTTGTTGAGCGCGATATTTAGAGCCTTCTCATCCTGCGGGTTTTCGATATGCACGACCACGCAGTCAATCTCCGTCGCGCCCTCGCTGACCAGCACCTTGTATCGCTGATGCCCGCCGACGATGTTGCCCGTGACCTCGTTCCAGATCACCGGATCGACATAGCCGAAGTCATGCAGGCTGCGTTTGATTTTTTCATACGCCGGGTCTCCGGGCTTGAGGTCTTTACGCGGATTGTATTTCGCGCGCTTGAGTTTGCCGACCGGCAGTTTTTGCAGATTCAT